AGGCGCCCAATTTTTGTAAGATATGGTATTAAGCTCTTGTTGCACCTCGAACCAAATACCTCTTTCCTCTTATAGACTCGTTTCACAGCCAAACTGCCACGTTTGCATTTCCTCAGCACCTTGCCGTTGGAATCTCTCTGCTTTAACTTCGCCTACCTATTCCAAAACTGAAATAGTTAAGATTAAATTGCTTAGATTGACCATTACTGGCAGGATGTTTGATAGATTTAAAAACATCCTTTTTCTGAGTTACCACAGATTATCTAGGCTAAGCCCTAAAAATGCAAGGCAACTACTACCTTGCTTGTTAATTACGTTAGATTATTTATAAACAACAATATACGTCAGTTTATTATTAATCATTACAGGTTCTTTGATACACAACAATTCTTTTACAGTTTTCGCAAATTGTTTCGCATCTTCCAATTTATTAAACATTGCTTGTTTCATTTAAAACACCTCGTTGTGAAATACAGCATTAACGGCGATGTCCGGAATCGAACCGAAAAAATACATAGGAGAGAAAATCACTTTACACCTGTCACCGCCAAAACGAGGCCGAAACCTCGGAAATAAAATGAAAAATATAAGGAGTCATCAGTGCGCTTACCGCCTTCAGCTGATAATACTATTTTATCAGATTAGAACTATCATTTACTATCGTTGTTATCAAACATTTTAGACATTTTATCTAACGCTCTACCTCTTGTTCTTTGGATGGTAGCTGGGCTACATCTTAGTTTTCGTTCGACTTCATTCCACGTTAGGCCATTGATATAAAGCAACCTCATCACAATGTTCTCAAGCGGATCATCAAGAGATTCAATCGCTTTAATCATCTCATCACGTTCACGATAAATCGACCTGATTTCCTCGTACAACTGTTCTGACTGGTCGATAATTGATACATTCAAATCCTCAGTCTTATTCTTGTTATCTCTAGCTTTAGGCATCGAATCAAACGACTGCCCTCGTAAGATACCAGAACGTAAGCTAATTAATTCCTGATGCTTTGACCTCGCCCTGATATCGATATATGGCAAGGCTTTTAATCTCTGTTTAATATCTACTGTCAATCATACACCTCGATTCCAAAGAATTGACAAATGTCTTCTGCCTCACATTTGGAAATTTCCACGCCTCTCTCCCAGCTGCTTAGGATTGTTTCAGAATACCCCAAATGCTTTGCTAATTCTGTACGAGTAAGTCCTTGCTCCAAACGTTTTTCTTTCAAAAGCGCATTAAGATTTCCAATCTCACACTTCTTGAATAAAACATCTTTGTCCAATCCTAACTCTTTTGACAGACGTTCTTTCTGACGATCACTTGGTATCAGACCTCGTTCCCAATTTGAAAACGTCCTTGCACTAACACCAAATTTCTTTGAAGCTTTTCTTAAAGATAGACCTTTCCCAATTCGCCATAATCTAATCTGTTCTGAAAAAAATTTACTATTCTTCATTATCTACCTCGATCTTTATCACTTTCCTGCCATTCGGATATCTATTCCAATAAGATTTCCAAGAGTAATATTTTATTGACGCTTCACTTATCCCTGTTTCTTCGCTAATTTCCTCAAGCGTTCCTAAAGTCACGAACGTATCACCTTGATATAACGCGTATTCACTCATGCTCCATTTCCTCAATCAACCAGTCTAAATTTTTTCTAGCTTTCTTCAGGTCTTCAAGACCGTTTTTCTTCTGGAATCGCAGTTGATACTTCAAGGCATTTCCAAGATAAAAGCCTTTCAGCTGTTCTGGTGTCATGAAATTCCTTAAGGCATCGATAGACTCCATGCCATATCGTCCTTGATAATGGCTTGGTTTGTTTACGTTGTCAATTATTTCTGGATTCATTCCTTATCCTCCAAAAGCTCAGGGTTTTCGTAGATATTCCCCACGACCTCGCAATCCGTATGTCGTAACCACAATTCACATCCGTGTTGTTTAGATTCAAGACGATATGCTCCACCACGATGCCTTACAACCTCGTAATAAGTGGGTTCAGAATAGACATCCTTAGACATTTTGACTATATCCCCCTCAAAGATTTCCTTACCGTTTCTGTCAAACAATCCTGTTGATTGCATAAGTGTGATTTCATCAAACTCTACTGACATTTCTGTATATCTTTCAGTATCTCCCTGCTGACAGATATCCACGAACTTGCTATCGAACGAAATATTAGTAACATCACACATCCATTTTAACGACTTCATCCACGCTCTATATCTTGGTTTCATTCGGCAAATCCTCCTCTTTGACGAACGAACCGTCTACCATCTTACCCTTGCGGTCTTTAATCTCATTCCAAGCCATCTGGAAGCACTCAGCGATAGACCAGCCTTTCTGCTGACAGTAGATGGTCAACACTACCAAAATGTCACCTATGGCATCCTTGCCCTCATCATCTCGCTTCTTGAGATGTGCCTGCGCCAATTCGCCTGCTTCTTCAAATAACTTCAATGCCTGAGCCGTGCTATTGTCGGGATTGTCTAACCCTCGTTCTTTCGCCCAATGCTCAACATGATGCGCTAATAATTCCATGTTTGTTGTCATAGTAACACCTCATCTCCTACTTTCACTTTCTCATACACGTCCTTCGTAACCACGAACACCCCGTAATCACGTATCGTAAGCGTATATAGTTTGCCATGCCGTCCTTTCTCGACGACTTTACCAAATATCTCAGCGCCTTGGTTATCAGCCTTGTAGATAACCATCGGGCGCTTTTTTTCTAGTTCTGAAATCTTGTCCATCTGCCAGATGTTTAATCCAGCAGAGACGAGGATACATATTGTTATGAATCGTTTCACTCCTCCAACTCCTTCACTTTCTTTCTTAATTCTTCGTTTTTCTTTTTCAACAAATCACGCTCCAGCGCTCTGATTCGTCTCTTGCGTGAATCACACGGCTTCGAATACTCGATTATCTTCTCTTCGTTTTGCTCGATTGTGCGTTTCAGCCCTTCGATTACTGTTTGTTTGCTATATTCCATGGTTTATCCTGCTTGTTTTTCTAGCCAGTTAAAGAGCAATCCGAACTGCTCTGTCACTAGTTCATCATCATTGTATTGTTTGCAAATTTCTCCGATAGACGACACAGCCCATTGCCAATAAGCATCCGAGCCAAAACCGACTTCTTGACTCTTCTTATTACTGCGTGCCATCCATTCAGGAATAACTCTGCTAAAGAAATCGATGTAATCAATTCTCATGGCAATTCCTCAATCTTGATATAGATCCCAACTGTGTCAGCCCAGAACTTTTCGGCAATCTCGCTGGCCACTTGGGCATCGTCTTGCCAATATCCAAGTTTCGTCATGCAATCCTTGAGCAACTTCTGTAAATTATCTGTATCCGGCTTTGTAGTCTTGTACTGGCCATCG